ATCCTAAAGATCTAATCTTCATGACTATTTCACAGAAGCTTGAACTGGTGAACCTGCTTGCACCAACTGGCGCAGTATTTGAAAATGAAAAGCGCACCATGTTTGGCTTAATGCCACTTCCTGAATTGGAAGGCAAGCGCTATATGTCGCTTAACTGGGTTGATGCTGACATGGCTGCACAATACCAGATGGGCAAGGTTGGTAATGTCAACATGGATGTTATTGATGAAAATAAAGATGAAACGATCACTGAAGAAGGTGGTGAAATATAAATGCCTGATTACATAGTAATAAATGACGATCTGCGAACAATGACGATTCCTGACAGCATCAAGTTGCTTGGTGTTGAATCAGATGATGATGTCAACAAAATACCATTCCAGATGCCAAAGGAATACTGTGGATTTGATCTTTCAACATTCAGTGTGCGCATCAACTATGTGAATGCTAATGGTGATGGTGACATCTACATTGTAAGTGATGTGGAAGTTGATGAGGATGATCCTTCACTTATAAACTTCACATGGCTTGTAGGCAGAAATGCATGCGCTTACAAAGGTGATGTCAAATTCATTGTATGTCTGAAGAAGTTTGAAGAAGATTCAACTGTTGTTCAGGAATTCAACACTACAGTGTATACACTGCCAGTGCTTGAAGGCTTGGAAACAACTGAAGCTGTGGTTCAGCAGAATGAAGATGTTATTGAACAGATTCTTCAGCTTTTGCAGGAATCAGGCACTGTGGATCCTAACAACTATTACACTAAAGTAGAAACAGATGCACTGATCCCAACTAAACTTCCTAATCCAGAAAAGCTGACTATTAATGGCACTGACTATGATGGAAGTGAACCAGTGGATGTAACAGTTGAAGCTACTACAGAAGTGCTGTCAACTACAAGTGGAAAGATCATTCATGTGGTGGATGCACTACCACAGGCAGTTGAAGATCTGCAGTTATATGATTCAAATAACACACCACTGGCATCAGGTTCAATTGCAATTGCAAATAAAAATCTGTTCAGAATAGATCTTCTGGATGCACAGGTTGTGTCAAAGGGAATTACATTCACCAAGAATGCAGATGGATCCATTACATGCAGTGGAACATCCACTGGCACTTATCCAATGACCAGTTGCAATCTGGATAAAAATATATTTGTTGTTGGTGAAACTTACATAATATCAACAGGCAAGACAGTTGGTTTGACATATGTGCAGTTGATCCTGAATTACACAGATAATTCAACAGATTACATAGTGGCAAGAAATAATCCAAGATCATTTACACTTCAAAAGGAAGTTGCATCTGCAACAGCATCTGTTCAGTTAACAGATAGTGGTGTGACAGTAAACAATGAAGTGGTTTATCCACAGATTGAACTTTCAAACAGTGCATCAGCATTTGTAAAGAATACATACAGCACTATGACATTTAATGGATCTGTAATGCCAGTATTACCTGCAGCAATATCAAATCTGTGGTCAAATGATGATGTGGTGGCAAATATCACAATGGAATATGAAGCTGACAGTGTAATGACCAGACTGAATAGATACGCAAGTGAAAACATAGCAAATCCATCATTAAATGGAACATTGGTTGCTACACATGATGGCAATGGCACTGTGATGATTGGATTGGGGTGATAATATGAACAAAGATTTTGAACAGAGATCATATAGCTTTGAAATAAGAGCAGAACAGAATGAAGAAGAAATTGGTGTTATTACTGGCAGACCAATAGTGTATAACAGCAAAACAGATCTTGGATATTTTGATGAAGTGATTGAAAGAGGTGCGCTGAATGGTGCAGATCTGAAGGATGTTAGATTTTTAGTCAATCATGACATCAGCAAGATTCCACTTGCAAGATCCAGAAACAACAATGCCAACAGCACTATGCAGCTGATGCCTGATGATGAAGGCATGGCAATCAGAGTGAATTTGGATGTGAAGAACAACAGTGATGCCAGAAATCTTTATTCTGCTATTGAAAGAGGTGACATCAGTGGAATGTCATTCATGTTCAGGGTGGATGATGAAGAATGGACTGAACTGGAATCAGAACATCCTACCAGACATGTAAGAAAGATTTCAGATGTTGTGGAAGTCAGTGCAGTGACTTTTCCTGCTTATGAAGACACTTCCATCAGCGTTAGAAATAAAGAAGCATTGGATAATGCGAAGTTAGCACTGGACAGTGCGAAGCGGTCAAAGGAAGAAACACTGGAAAGTGCTTTGGAACTTGAAAAAGCAAAATTTGAAGCATTATTAAAAGTGAGGTAAAGAAGATCATGAAAGACTTTTTAAAGAAGCTTATTGAAAAGCGCAATGGCAGAATCAATGAAATCAGATCTGCTATTGAAGCATCAACAGATGTAAATGAAGTAAGATCACTTACTAAAGAAGCTGCACAGCTTCAGGATGAAGTGCGTGATGCAGAAACAAAGCTTCATGAAATCGAAGCTGAAGAACAGAGATCTGCAGCACAGAACAACAATGGTGTACCTGCTAATGCACAGCTTGTTAATGGCAATGTAGTTGGCACATTTGGTCAGGTTGCTGCACAGGAAACCAGAGAAGCTGAAGATCCTACTGGAACAATGGAATACAGAAGTGCATTCATGAAGTATGTTCAGGATGGTACAAAGATTCCTTCAGATGTTATGGCAAGAGCAGGTGTGTCCATTAGCACTAATGACACAGGTGCAGCTGTTCCCATCACCATTATGAATGAAGTAATCAACACTGTTCGTCTGCGTTATGGAAACCTTTATAACAAGGTTACCAAGATGAATGTTCAGGGTGGTGTTGAATTCCCTATTGGCGCATTAAGAGCTACATTCAAGTGGATTGGTGAAAGCACTGTATCACCTAGACAGAAGACTGCACCACTTGGCAAAGTATCCTTCCAGTATTACACTGCTGAAATCAGAATTGCACAGTCATTCCTTTCAAGCATTGTGACACTTTCTGCTTTTGAAACAAAGATTGCTGAAGTAATTGCAATTGCTTATCTGGAAGCAATGGATCAGGGCATCGTTAATGGATCTGGTGATGGTCAGATGCTTGGAATCCTTAATGATCCCAGAGTAACCAACAGCATTTCAATGTCTGCTGCTGACATGAATGATTGGACTGCATGGAGAAAGAAATTCTTTGCAAAGCTGCCTTTAGGCTATCGTGCAGGTGAATTCATTTTCCCTCTTTCAACAGTTGAAACTTATCTTGAAACAATGGCTGATTCCAACAACAATCCTGTTTTCAAGCAGGCAACTGGTCTTGAAGTTATGGATGGTGATGCTAGAAATCCTAGGGGCAGATTCTTTGGAAGAGAAATCAGCCTTGTAGAGCCTGACATCCTGCCTGATTTTGATGCAGCATCTTCAAATGATGTAATAGGAATCTTCTGGCAGCCTGAAGAATATGCCATCAATGAAAACTTTGGCTTCACTATGAGAAGATATTTTGATGAAGAATCCAATGAATGGGTTGATAAGGCAATCGTGGTTGTTGATGGTAAGGTTCTTAATCCTACAGGCTACTATCTTATTAAGAAAGCATGATGGGTGATAATTATGGATAAGACGATTGATGCATTAAAAGCATTATATGTTGCTTTAGGTGGCACAGCTGAAGATGTGGCAGATCTGGTGATCATTCCTGATATGATCAATGCTATTGCAGAACAGGTGACTGCCAATGCATCTGCAAAGGCTAATTCTTAAATGAAAAGAGGTAAAAAGAAATGATTAATACTGATAGAATAGTACCTATTACAGCAGTGGATCTGATCAGCATGTATGGTCTGATTCTGCTTCAGGACAGCAATAATTCTGCAATGGCATCACTTCAGGCAGACACTGTTGATGGACAGTTTACTTGTGGAACTGGCATCCACCTTGCAGCGCAGCCTGTTAAAAGCTGCAACTTCAGTGGCGCATCTGGAACATTATATTTTGTTCCTGACTATGCTTATGAAGGATTCACCAAGGGTGGAAATGCAGTAACTAATTCTGGTGATGTTGTTGCTGATGGCAGAACACTTTACAAGGCTGTTCTTTCATCCAACACAGTTACCATTACAAAAGTTGGATTCTAAAAGAGGTGAACAGGGATGGCAGAATTTAGCATGTTGGCAACAGTGAAAAATGCGCTGAATATAACAGGCACTTATCAGGATGCAGCACTTCAGACATACATTGATGAAGTCAATGAATATTTGAAGGCAGCGGGTGTTCCTGAATCACTGATCAATGTGCCTATATCTGCAGGAACTGTTGCCAGAGGTGTTGCAGATCTGTGGAATTATGGCGCAGGTGAAGGCAAGTTGTCACCTTACTTCTATGAAAGAGTGATTCAGCTTGCATCAAAGAATGGTGGTGACATCAATGGCTAACTTTAAAGCACCAATGCCATTCAATGTGCCAATGAAACTGTTAATACCAGTGGATTCAAGTGCATATGGTGCGGGAAAGAAAAATTTTCCCGCACCTGAAGATGTATCTGATGATTATTTATTTTATGGATCCATTAGAACTTTTGGTGGCACAGAAAACTTCAGGGATAATGTTTACACCATTATAAATACTGCAACTATTGATACATGGTACAGACCAGACATCAAAGCAGATTGCAGAATTTATATATGTGAAACTGGTGAAGTTTATGATGTCAAAGGTGATCCAGAAGATATAAACTTCAGACATCAATATCTGCAGATGAAAGTGCAGAAGGTAGGTGGCAAACCATAATGGCAAAGATGTCAATTACATTTGGTGGTTTTGATCAGCTTGCAGAAGAAATTGATGCAATTGGTGGGGATCTTAAAAATGCAGTTGATGAAGCATTGACTGAAACACAAATAATCATCCAAAGTGGCTTGCAAACAGCTGCTGCTGAATATTCAAGAAAAGGTGGCGGGAAAGGTTACACCACAGGCAGAATGTATTCATCCATTC